AGCGAAAGAAGAGGTGAAAAGTTTGTTACCCGTAAAATTACAAAATGGGTCGCAGGTTTTAAAAACTGGGCGGAAGCCCAAGGGCTCGATACAGAAGCGCGTCATTTTGAGTTCGACAAGGATTATATACATTCAAGAAGGTCTTCATATCCCAAACTACGGCTTGGGAATATAGAAGCGTTTCGCGATTGGGGTCATGCAGAAGATTATGTAAATGCGATGTGGTTAATGCTTCAGCAACAAACCGCAGACGACTATGTTATTGCAACAGGCGAAACATATAGCGTCCATGACTTTATGGTTCATGCTTTTGACTATATTAACATTGACAAAGAAGACATTGAGAGCTTCTTTATTGTCGATCCTGAGTTTTATAGACCGGCTGAAGTTGAGTTTTTAAAAGGTGAGCCGACCAAAGCAGAGACGATATTGGGCTGGGAAAGAAAAGTTTCTTTTGAGCAGCTTGTACACAGAATGTTAGAGAGCGATATTAATGCCGAAAAAGCGAAGACAAAAAAAGAATTTCTATCGTAGACCGAGCAGTAGAAATTATGACGACACAGCGTATGCTGAGTTTAGAAAGGCCGTAAGGAAACGAGACGGTCACAAATGTATGTATCCCGGATGTGGCTCTACTAAGAGTTTGCATGTGCATCATATCCGAAAGTGGGCTAGTTATCCATCATTAAGATATGATGTTACAAACGGGATAACACTATGTAAAAAGTGCCATGACATAACAAAAGGAAATGAGGAAGTGTATGAAGGATTTTTCCATAAGTTATTAGAACAACAAGCCATACAAAGACTAAAGAAGAGAGATGACGGAAAACAATAGATTTCATATAATCAAAGATACCCGTGAGAAAAAAGGTCACGGATGGTGGTATGATGAGAACGCATACTGCTCCGGAACAACTGTTGCAAAGGTAGATATAGGTGACTATACCATTGAAGGTATGGAGCACCTTCTTTGCATTGAGAGAAAAGAAAGTGTTTCTGAGTTCGCAGGTAACTGTAGTGAGAAAAGATTCTTCACAGAATTAAAAAGAATGGGAACATTCCCACATGCTTTTCTTATATTTGAATTTAGCTGGGCAGATATAGAGAGATATCCAGTTGGATCTAGCGTACCTAAAAATAAATGGAGCCAAATAAGAATCAAAGGCAATTATATGCGACGTGTAATAACAAGTGCTAGACTTGAAAACAATGTTCACGTAATCGCCTGTGGTGACAAAAAGCGTGCCGAAGAAACCGCATTTTATATAATGAGAAAAGTTCATGAGCTATATCAACGTTGATGCATATGAAAATGCATGGATGGGCTTGACAAAAGAAGATCTAAAAGATGTCAAGAGGCCACTATCAAATCTAACAGATGAAGAAAAGAATGACTTTCATCTACACGTTATAAAGAAAATGAGAGATCCAGAATACTTTCACTGGACTGTCAAGACTTTGCTTGGGGTAGACTTACTTCCCGTACAAACCTGTGTACTAAAAGAGCTATGGAGAAGACCATTCCCGATGTATATTGCATCTCGTGGTTTTGGTAAGTCGTTTTTATTATCTGTTTACTGTCTACTTAAATGCACTTTGATTCCCGGAACAAAGATAGTTATTGTTGGTGCTGCCTTCCGTCAGTCTAAAGTTATCTTTGAATACATGGATACTCTGTGGAGAAACGCACCCATCTTACAAAGTATCTGCTCTGATTCGAGCGGGCCTCGTAGAGACGTTGACAGATGTACAATGAAGGTAAATGATAGTTGGGCAATGGCTGTTCCTCTTGGCGATGGAAATAAGATTAGAGGTTTGCGTGCTCATACAATTATTGCTGATGAATTTAATTCTATTCCTACTCATATCTATGAAACAGTTGTAGCCGGTTTTGCTGCAGTATCTAGTAACCCTACACAAAACGTAAAAGAAGCTGCCAGAAGAAAGAAAATGCAGAAAGAGGGAGTCTGGACTGATAAGTCAGAAGAAAGCTATAAAGACAGGAAAGCGAACCAGTCTATTATAGCTGGAACTGCCGGCTATGATTTTGAGCCATATGCAGAGTACTGGAAAAAGTATAAAAGCACAATCTTAAATCGTGGTGACATGAAGAAGATAAATCCAGATGCCAAAGAAGACGAAGACAGCGACGATATACCGGACTATATGAAAAGGCTGGACTGGACATCATTCTCTATCATTAGAATGCCTTACGAGCTAATTCCAGAGGGTTTCATGGATGATCAGCAAGTGTCTAGATCAAGAGCTACAATGCACAATGGTATTTATCAAATGGAATACGGTGCTTGCTTTACTGCAGACAGTCAAGGATTCTTCAGAAGAAGTCTAATTCATTCTTGTGTAGCCAATGATAACAATGTAGATAAACAAGGATGGCCCACATGGTGCGACGAACCTTTTGATGCAATAGTACGAGGAAAGCCCGATGGTAAGTATGTCATCGGCGTTGACCCTGCTTCTGAGCAAGATAACTTTGCTATTGTTGTTATCGAACTACATCCAGAGCACCAGCGAGTTGTTTATACATGGACAACGAATAAAAAAGATTTTGCAGGCAGAAAGAAAGTCGGACTAACTGACTCTCACGATTATTATTCTTTCTGTGCTCGTAAAATACGTAACTTGATGAAGATATTTCCTTGTGTCAGGCTTGGCATTGACTCTCAAGGTGGAGGTTTTACTATTGCTGAAGGCTTAAGAGATTTAGATAAGCTCAAGGACGGTGAAAGACCTATATATCCGATTATTCAAGAAGGCAAGAAGAGAGACACGGATGATTTAGCTGGAGACCATATTCTAGATCTGGTAAACTTTGCAAGCTCTACGTGGACATCTGAGGCTAATCATGGACTTCGTAAAGACCTAGAAGACAAGACTCTCTTGTTTCCTCGCTTCGATACATTAACTCTTAGTATGACATCTGAAAAAGATAAGATCTTTTTTAAGGAAATGCAAGAAAGGGTTGGCAACTCAGAGGCACTCAAGCTCTATGATACATTAGAGGACGCTGCTATGGAAATAGAAGAACTCAAAGATGAGTTATCTACTATTGTAATGACTATTACCACCTCTGGTAGAGAGCGCTGGAACACTCCAGAAGTCAAGCTAGGATCAGGAAAGAAGGGTAGAATGAGGAAAGACCGTTACAGTGCTTTGGTAATTGCAAATATGATAGCAAGAAGTATTAAGCGTGAGCTTCCCGCCCCTACATATCAGCATATTGGGCTTATTGTAGGAGAGCAAGCTAAGAACTCTGGAGGCTCAATGTATAAAGGGCCAGAGTGGACTCAAAACATTTCTGCAGACAGTTTCTTCGTTGTCAAACGAAATAATCAATAATGGTGTAGAATATAATAGGCATTGAAACTAGAGCCAATACCCATTGGAGATTAACATGGCAAAAAGAAAATATCCTAAGAGTAGAGAAGAAGATCTAAAGTATCGTATGCAAAATGGTTCTGCATATGCGTCTTGGAATACAGAAGAAGAAAGAATCGAAGCTCTTTCTAATTATTCTAACTCTATTGATGAATTTGCTGCTGCAAGTAGAACATCTTTTAGTGATATAACCACATATCAAAGTGGTAGGCCGGGATTACAAAAGGGAGATTATGACTACTTCCGTCCCGGAGAACGTGTGCCAACAGATTCAAAGGCTATTATTGGCTTTGCACGAAAATCATATAGACAGATTGGTTTGATTAGAAATTCTATTGACCTAATGGGCGATTTTGCCTGCCAAGGAGTTAGATTAGTTCACCCTAATCCTAGAATAGAAAGATTCTATAATGATTGGTTTTCCCGAGTCCAAGGAAACTTCGTTTCTGAAAGATTCTGCAATCTCCTTTTTAGGGAAGCCAATACAGTTATTAGAATGAAAACCGCAAAGGTTAACAAGTCTAAAAGGCTTGAAATGCAGAAAACTGTTGCCGAAATTGATATGAAAGCAACATTATCTGACAACTTCTTTAGGAAGGGTGAGCTTCCTTGGCAGTATGTATTCATTGATCCACTTCTACTTGATGTGGTTGGTGGTCCTCTTGCGCCTCTTTCTGGTCACTTCTCATATAAAATGGATCTTCCAAAAAATATGAAAAGAGATTTAGAGAAGATAAGAAACTCAGGAACAGCTAATGAAAAGCTTATGCTGAACATGATTCCAGAAGAGCTTCTCGACTCAAGAAATGGTAATGGTATTTTATTACCACCTGAAAAGACATTTACTTACTTTTATAAGAAAGATGATTGGCAAGTCTGGGCAGATCCTATGACATATGCTTGCTTCGATGATCTTATTCTTTATGAAAAACTTAAGCTAGCAGATAAAGCCGCTCTTGATGGCGCTGTTAATAAGATTCGCGTCTGGAAGCTTGGCGACTTAGACCATAAGCTTGCTCCCACCCCAACTGCCGCATCAGCACTTGGTGAAATACTTGGTGCCAATACTGGCGGAGGTACAATGGATATTGTATGGGGTCCAGATATTCAGCTATTAGAAACAGGAACCGACGTTCAAAGATTCTTAGGTGAAGAAAAGTATAGACCTACCTTGATGTCTATTTATTCTTGTCTTGGTATTCCTCCAACACTTACTGGAACGTTCGGTGCTAGCGGAACTACAAATAACTTCATTTCTCTCAAAACACTTACAGAGAGATTGAATTATGTTAGAAGCATTCTTCTTAAATTCTGGGATGAGCAGATTAAGATTGTTCAAAAGTCAATGGGCTTTAGACAGGCAGCTCAAGTAGAGTTTGATTTCATGCAGCTAGATGATCCGGCTTCTATGATGCAGCTAATGATTAATCTTGCTGATAGAAATATTATTAGTGATGAGTTTGTTCAGCGTCAAGTTAAGGCTAAGCCTAGCATTGAGAAGAAAAGAATTGAAAACGAGACTAAACAGAGAAACAGGGGTACGATGCAAGAAAAAGTTAGTCCATACCACGCAGTTGATAAAGACTTTGCTAAAGAAAAGATTGCACTACAGACTGGTGTTGCTACTCCATCTCAAGTCGGTTTGAAACTACAAGAAAAATCTGACGATGAGATGTCTGCTCTTGAAATGAGATCAAAACCAAAGAATGGTACACCTAAAGTTGAAGCACCTACAAATGGTCCGGGAGAACGAGGTAGACCTAAAAATTCGACAGATGAGAAACCAAGAGAAAGAAGAGAGTTCAAACCTGCTTTGAAAGCTACTACTGAATTGTGGGCTCGTGAAGCACAAGATAAGATTGCTAAGATTATTAATCCTGTATTACTTGCAGACTTTGACAAGAAGAATATGAGAAGTCTAACGGCAGATCAAAATTCAAAAGCAGAA